AATGAGGAGCGGAAAGAGAATTTAGACTTTGATTCTGATGAGAATCCAGTCGTTCCAATCATTGAGTGCTGGATCAAGCGGGATGTCTTGGGTACCGGCATGCCGCAAGAATTTTGCGTATTCATAGATACCGAAAGCGAGAAACCGATCTACTATGAGTATGTCGCTAAATTGACCCCGGATAACAAGGTTCCATATACCGCTGTTTCCATTGGTAAAGAGCGGAACAAATGGTGCGGGAAGAGCCTGCCCGAAAGAATTCGCACCTTCCAAGAATATGTCGATAAACAATTTAATTCGCAGAGCTACCGCAATGAGCTTGCTGCTAATCCGATCATTGGTATCAATGCGCAAGCGGTCGAGGACGAGCCCGAGGATGTCGAATTGCATGCAGGAAAGATCTTCGAGCTTAAGGATCAATATAGCATCGATGACTTTATAAACTTTGCCGCTGTCCCTAATGTAGATATTCGTACGCAGGACTTGATCGACTTTGTATTTGGTATCGTTCAGCTCTGGCTCGGAGTAAGCAACATGGCACAGGGAGATTACCAGGCATTAGCTCCTGCTAATACAGCAACCGGGGTGGAGGCTACTCTTCGCGAAGCGTCTAAGATTGGCCGTCGTTGGATGCGCAGAATTGTTCGTGGATTTGAGGAGCATTTGACCAAGCTCGTACAAGTCACCATGGCTACCATTGATGAGGAAGAAGTATTTGAGTACATGGAAGGAGATGTTCGATCCTTTGGCGTAATGACTCCCGATGCGATCCGTAATATTGGAATTAATACACGGGTCATACTGTCACAGGACCAAGGTCAGCGTGCTATTGAGAAAGCAAATCTCGCGTTGCAGACACAAGACAGATACTTCCAATCTCCTCCCGAGATGCGCCCATTTATTCGTCCTATGCTTAAGCGCATTTTGGATGCTATGGGCTTTGAGAAGACCGATGAATTTTTACCTGCCGAAGCACCTGCAGATCCAAAGACTGAAGCAGAAATTGCTAAGATGCTAGGTGACAATGCCGCGCAGGGCGGGGGAGAAAGCCCTGAGCCAAGGGATGGCGTATCTGCTGCAGCTAGTGGTATGGGTAATAGTAACCCTCAAGGGATGAATCAATATCAGCAATAAATATGAACAAGTACAAAAACGGAAAAACAAAACCATTACGCGCAGAACAGCAGCGTGCATTGGATCTTAGGAAATCCGGCAATCAAAAAACCGTAGAGCGCATGTTTGGTGCCGACTTCCCGAAGTTCGGTGCTTCTCTCGGCACATCCTTTGATTCAGCTAACGGGATTGTTTCTAAGACCAACCGCGCACAATCTGTAGCATGAGCGACATAGTTGTCTTCGACCAGCTCGCGGACATCAAGAAATTAACGGTCGATGAGGCTTTTATCCATCTGGAAAAGCGTTTTCAGAAGGAGAGAGCGCGATACCTCGCGCGCATGCTCGACAGCGACACATCCGCGGAGGAAACAATCAAGATTAAGGCGGTCATTAACGCACTTGAGGGCCTATCGCCTCTGGCTCTTGCGGAGAAGACATTAAAGATCGAGGCAAAGAACCGTAAGGTTAAGCACCCCGAGCTGTTTAAAGTGAAGCGACCATCAACCGGTTGATGTATAACATATACCTGACAAAATTTCGTACATGGCAACGGTAGAACTAAATTGGACAAATCCGACCGACACAACGGAGATAACCGGATACCGCATTTACCGGTACAAAGGTACAAACGCCGCTACGACCGTCGATATTACAGAAATCGAGCATGTGGACGGGTTTATAGAATATGTCTTTAAATACGACGGTGAGTTACGAGCGACAATAACAGACAAAAACCAAACCAGCTACTCAGACACCGTAGAAGCAAGCGGTACTTACAGTTACGGAATCTTTTCTTATAACACCGCAGGTCCTGGCCCGGGATGCTCCACAAAGGTCGTAGTTTAAAAAAACTCAACCGATTGAGAGCACGCTAAGATAAGTAATATTATAAATTAACAACCTTCAAACTTTCTTATTATGGCAAACGTAAAAATTAATTGGGTCGCATACGATCCTGACCCAAGCGATGTAGACGCAGTTGAAATCTTTCGCTCCGACACTCTTACCAACGAGTCTGCTTTTCAGGATGCATTAAACGACGGAACCGCGGGTTCTGCTCTTACTTCGATCGAAAATATTACTGGCACATCAAGTTATACCGACAGCACCGCAGATTCTGGAACTACCTACTACTACTGCTTGGCCGCAAAAAATGCTGGCGGATATACGGTAGGCGCGCGCGACGAGAGTAGCGACACGGTTCCTTTAACAGCCGTACCTACCGCGGGGAATACCGAAGGTGCTGTTGCTTGCGTACAGACTTAACCCTAAAAGAGCATGCCCCTCGTAACTAGATGGGGCTCCGAGGTAAGAAATACCGCCGTCCTAGAGCCCAAGACCAGCAGCCCAAAGCCTGCGGTTTTAGACTACGCACCTGCGCCTATTGACCTACCGGGTTCCGCTCAACCCCGAGCAGCTTTAGCGACCAGGCCCAAGCCTTTAAAAAGAGTCCTCGCTGGTGGGGGACGACGCCGGGGAGGTGTTGTTCAGGTAGACCCACCTTTGTCCGGTCTTGATATTGCCGGGGCTTCCGTTATCGCCCCGCCTGCGTCTGGTCTTGATATTGACTCCGCAAGTCTCAGGTCTCCGGTCGGAGGTCTTGATATTGATTCCGCCAGTGTAAATCTTCCTGCATCCGGTCTTGATATTGATTCCGCTAGTACAATCGCTCCTGCATCCGGTCTTGATATTGATTCTGTATCCCAGCCTCAAAATCTTCCTGCATCCGGTCTTGATATCGACTCCGCTAGTACAATCGCTCCTGCATCCGGCCTGGATATTGATTCCGCATCTAAGCTCACCTTAAATATTGAAATCGTTTCCGAGCAGTCCTTCGCGGACGACCCGAATAGTGGAGAGACCGGCGAGATTAAATATTCATCTGATACTAGGTATTTATATATTCACGGTGGCACAAACTGGCATCGCATTAACGGAGCCTAATTTATATGGGAGACATAAAAGTATTTAACAGTGCGGGTGAAAACGACAGCGAAAATACAATAACTTCTGCCGGATCTTCTGTCGGGCGGGTTAAGGATTTGTATATGCTAAAGTCCGAAATTACAGAGCTTGAGCAAAAGGTTGATACAAACACTACAAACTATACAAATCTCACAAAGGACGCACCTGAGGAGATGGACACACTGAAAGAAATCTCAGATAATTTAGATTTCGACGCTTTTTTAGAAGGCTTTGACCCCAAACCAGCTTCCGGGCTGGACATAACAATCGCTTTTCTCGCTCCATCCGATTGAGCAGTCTGCGCTGTTTTGCGAGTATTTTTTACTAATGGCCACTATCTTTAAAGTTTTAGGTGAAGCACTAAAAGATAAACTTGGAGAAAAGCTCGACCTTACTGGAGGTACGATGACTGGACATCTTAGTGTATCCGCACCGACCGCATCCAATCAGGTTGCTACATCTGGACAGGTTACAGATTTAGAATCTGCGTTTGGTAACTACGGAGACTTTGTTGCATCCAATGCAGATGTCACGGTTTCTATATTTGACACATTTTCAAATATTCAAGCGATTACGGATCAAGCAAATGGTGCGATTGCTGTATCTAGCGATGCTGGAAACATTTACTACTGGGATGGCACATCCTGGGTGCAAAGCTCAATATCTAGTATTAAAGCAGACAGTTTGGCCGCATCCGGTTGATGATGCTGGCGGCTATATTGATATTTAACTGACTATGCCAAGTATTCTTGAATCTTTAGGTACCGCATTGAGCGGGAAACTCGGAGAAAAACTCAATCTTTCTGGTGGTACACTTTCTGGCCCGCTTGTCGTGCCCGAGCCCACAGAGAGCAATCATGTCGCTACTTCTGGACAGGTTGTAACTCTTGAAACTGCGATCGGAAATTATAGCCACTATGTCGCATCTTCCGCGGATGTAACAGTATCGGTCTATGATACAGCAGCAAATATATTAGCACGCACCGGTGATCCGAAGGGGACCATCGCCGTGGCTAGCGATACCAACGCAATTTATTATTGGAGCGGATCTATATGGAGCTTGTCCGACATCGATAATATTCAAGCGGATAGCTTAGCAGCCGCTCGAACGCTCAATATTTCTGCCGATACAGAAATTAACATCCGGTCGCGCGAAGGAGATGCTACTGGTACGGTGATGTACGGTACGGATACTGACAAGCTATACATCTTCGACGGATCCGATTGGCACGAATATCAACCAGCAGCATAAATATAGAGTGAGCGACATTAATACATATGCAAACCAGGCAGCGATCAATTTGCTAACTCCAATCGCTGGCGATCTTGTGGTCAATCGCGAGACCAATGCTCTACATCTTTGCACCAATGCAACTGGCCCGGTCTGGAAGATTTTCACAAATGACAGCTCGGCCAGCGGATATATTGAAATCGATCTGTTTGGTGCAGAAGCAACAATCCTAGCGGATACCACCCAAGCAATAGGAACTGCCGCATTATCGGACGAAGGAAATATTTTAGTGTGGAACGGATCCGCGTGGTACACCTTTAATTTTGATAGCTAATATAACAAATTATTCATGAGTACATTTGAAGTAAAAACACAAACGGAGATCGATGCACTGAACCTCGATCCGGGCGCAAAAGGCCGCGCATATTTTAATGATACCACCAGCTCTATAATCGCGTGGGACGGCACTAATTGGCGAGCGTATGTTAGTGACGGTTTATCGGGGTGGTCAGGCAGTAATACATACTCATTAAACTTTGACGGTGCGGATGATTACTTAATAGGATCGCCTGTAACTGCATCCGCACAGCAAGGTACAATTTCTGCTTGGATTAAAACATCAGCAAGCGGATCTTCCCAAACTATATTAAACACTTCTGATGCAACCGTTGATAATAAATGGT